TTACATATTACATGGCTGCAAAAGGTACTGATAAGCCAAAGGGATTTCACTTGCAGACGCAAACGAAACACTCTCACGATTTGCATAAAAATGACCGACCAAAAGCAATATTGCGTGTTTCACTGCGGGCGGTAGTTTTCCGCGCTCATTTGTAATCTCTGACAGTGGACGTTGCAAGTGATTTTCGACTGCATTTTCCGCAGCCAAACACAGTGCTTTGATGTACTCGTCATCGTCAATAAATGACTCGTCAATATTTAGATGCTTTTTCAGAATTACATTGTCTATGTACATACAATCAGACTTGTATCTTTTCTTTATTTATCTGTGACTGTGAGAAACAAAAAACTCTCCCACTGAATGAGTGAGAGAGTCGTTTTTGAAAATTCGAAATTTAAATCTTGCCAAATGCAAAAGCGTCTTTGCGTGCGCACTTCACATCTACGTAAGCATTGACAATCAGATTGACAGTGCCGTTGCTGAGTGATGCAGTGTCGCGTACAGTATCAATCTGGACGTTATCCCAGGTGCCTACGACTACGTTGCTAAAATCACCGTAAACGATGTTTGCAGACGAATCGATTGCAATATGACCAGTGCTGAGTACCTCAGTGCCGTCAATTTCGCCGTTCTGCATTACAAGTTCAGTTGTCTTTGCAGACTTTGGCAGAGCGCGGAGTTTGCCACGTGCTGAAGGAGAAACGACATACTTACAATTTACGTAATCGACGTTTGCAGCCTCGACGTTTGCTTCAAGTGCTGTCAGTGCTGCGAAATTAGAAACGTCTGCGATTGATGCGTTTGCAACACCATTCAAAAGACCAGCGTAAACGTCTGTACTTTCTGCCTGATTACCGAAGACTTTGTCTTCAATAGCCGAATAGACAGCGTTCTGCAAATCCTCGCGAATCATATTCTCAATGCCGACTGAATCCTGTGCAAGCAACTCCAGAGATACGGGCACTTTTGCAGTCACGCGCTTCGGTGACAGTTTTACAGATGTGATTGCACCGCTGCCGTCTGATGCGTTTGCAGTCTCGTTTGCAAACTTAGCCTCAGTTGCACCAAATACGGGCACTTGCACGTTATTCTTAATTCCGCTGATAACGCGAACACCTGCGTCTGTCAAAACGTTCTTTGCACGCAATGGGGCAAAGATGTCAAAGATGTCAGTGCCGACTACGTCATTACCCTCGTCAGCGACGGTGTAAGCACGCATATCGATTTTGTTGGTACCGCTCTCAATTGCTGAGCGGATTTCTTTTGTTAGTGAAAACTTTTCCATAGTATTAGAAATATTTCTATTGTTTTTTTCTTTTTCTTCGTCTTCGTCAGTCTCGTCATTGTCAGTGCTTTCGTCTGTCGGCTCTGGCTCTGATTCTGTCTGCTCTGACTCAGTGTTTGTGTTATTTATCTGAGTGTCTGACTGCTCATTTTCGTCTTTCTTCTCGTCTTCATCGTCAGCGCGATTTTCGTCTGTCTGTTCTGGCTCTGTCTGAGCGTCTTGCAGTTCTTTGATTTTCTGCTCCTGCTCGTCAATGATTGCTTTCAACAGTTCAATTTCTTGCAAATCCGCATCGTTGTGCATTTCGTTGTTATCCATATTCTGTAATTCGTTTACTTTTTCGAGGGCTCGTTTGCTGCACGTCGTTTCTTCATAAGCAGGCTGATAAACTGGGCTGATGTCGTACAGACGTGCAATCTTATTTATTTCGCGTACAATGATGCCGTCAGCGCGTTTCGTCCACTTTTCTGCACCGTCTTCGTTTGCAACAGTGAAAGCAAATGAAGACTGTGAGATTTCACCGCGTCTTATGTGTTCAAGCAACTCGTCACCGTTTGCCGTCTGCGGTGCTTCAAACTCATAAAAGACACCGTCATTGTCAACTTTCAGAGTGAGTGAGCCAGTGCCACGATTGCAACGTGCTAACACTGTATTTTCTTGGTGATTCAACAGAGCAAACACGTCTGACGATTTGATTGTCTCGTCAGTGATTGCGCCTCTGTGTATGATTTCGACGAAACCCATATTGACAGACTCTGACTCAAAGCGCACTGCATAGCCGCTGACAGTTCTGCCACTTGCAGACTGTATCTCGGCTTTTCTTATTTCTTTTTGTGTGTCTCTCATTGTATTATTTATCTGCATCTGATTTTATCGTATTTTGATTTATGTCTGAGTACGAAACAGAGAGCGTGTCAGCACCGTCAACAGCGTTAAGACCAAGCATTTCACGCGCTTCATTGCGAGTGATGACACCAGAGTTTACAAGTGTCTGAATGTACGTTGCTGTTGACTGCTTGTTTGTCCGCAAAAGTTCGTTTTCGTCAAAATCAATAAAGATTGTCTCGCGCTCTGACGCTGACAGCATCTTTCTGTTAATTTCTTCCTCGATTAACGTCAAAATCGGCTGAATACACTGCAATAAGAATTGTATATTGACTGACTCAATATTATTGATTTGTGAGCCGTTCAACAGTGGCAGTGGTACACACAGAAAACGTGCAACCTCTTCGATATTGAATTTGCGCGACTCATTAAGTTGTGAGTCAATCGGATTTGTCGAAAGTTGAATATAATCTAAGTCGTACGGTATAAACTTTATCAGATTGCTTGATTTCGTCGTATTGACTTCGCCCTATACAAGTTTCATTGCGTCTTGTGCCTGCTTTCCAATCAATGCCGTCTTTGCTTTAAGTAAGCCGGTTGTCATACCCGATTTTGCGTAATAGTCAAGTGCTGTGTTTTCGACATAGTTTGCAGTTTCGATTGAGCGACTTGCATACTTGAAAACACTGATGCCGTTGATACCGTCTTCACTTCTCAGATAGAAATGCAGAATGTCACGCGGCTCGACTTTTCCAATATTGAGACACTGATAATATGTCTTGCGTGTCCGCTTGTTATAGTAAATCGTTACGTCTGTTGCAGGGACGTACACTAAATCTGTAATAATGCCGTCTTTCGCTCTGTTCAAGTAAACAAAGCCGTTGCCGTGTCTGAGCATATCAGAGACAGCACACTTTATCAGCATAAAACGTGTGAGTTGGCTGTTATTGATTGCAAACTTGATTGAGTGTGATTTCAGAGTATGTGTCTGGCTGTCTTCGTCTCTCTGCTTGACTTCAATCGGTATCTCTGCGAGTGTATTGCTTATCAATTCAATTGCACTGTAGATTGCAGACAGAGACATTGAGTTATTTGAATGAAAGTTAACGAGATTCAAGCCACTCAAAGCCGTCTGGCAGTAATCGTCTGTCAGTGCTCTTTTCTCTTTGTTATTTCGTTTAAGAAAGTCAAAAAATGCCATACAGAAAATATGTACTATTTCATTATTTATCACTGTTGCACAACTTCTGAAATGAGTTGTGAAACGTCAAAACCTTGGACGCGCGAAAGATACGCTCCGAGTGCTTCAACCATCGAAACGACTGCATCAATCTTTTGTGCTTTCTATGCTTTATCTACAGTGCTATTGTCGTTGTGGTCCGACTTGATGCGGACGTTTGCAAAACACCATCTGACTAAATCAGAAACGTCAATGATGACTTTGTCAGACAGTATAAGTCTTTCAAGTTCCTTGACTGGCATATTCATATTAGAAAGCGACATACTGAAAGGCTGCATTATCAAACCCGCGTTTGTGGCACTGATTGCAAACTGTGTCGCGTTCCATCTGTCGTATGCAACCGATAAAATATAGTTGCTGTCGTTAAGTCTGAGCAAGTCTTCAAGTATAACGTCATAATCTGCAACGTTGCCGCTTGTGCTGATTAACTCGTTTTTCGAAATAAAACGTCTGTACAGATGACCGTTTTCGCTGTTGCCGATTGTCTCTTCTGGCAAATAAGCAAAAGTCTTAAAAATGTACTTGTCCGACCAGATCTGGCGCGTTGCATCAGGCGGAAACAGCACCGACCAACAAGTCAAGTCGCTGACTGCTGCTAAATCTACACCGACATAACACTCTGTATCTTTGAACTGCTGCAAATCGACTGACTGCATCGACGCTGTGATACGACTGTCTGAAATCCACGTCTCGACTGACTGCACCCAACAGTTAAGCGTCTTGACTTTCACATCGTTTTCAATCAGACTTGACGTTTTTGCTTGAATGATTCTGTCTCTTATATAGTCAATAGTCACTGTCACGTTTAAGTTAGGGTTGGACTTCTGCCAGACTGTTTCGTCAGTGAAATCGTCTGTTTCGTCAAGTGTGTAAATGAAAGCGACAAGACTGTCATTTTCGATTCTGCCTTGAATTACATCGATTGCAGACTTTCGCATTTGATAGTACGGACATAGCGGATTTTTGCCCGCTGTAGTGACAATCCAAGACAGTGGATTTTTTCTTGCACCTTGTGAAGACGAAAGAACGTCAAAGAGTGCTGTATCTTTTGCAGCGTGCATTTCGTCTTCGACAAACATTGATGCAGAGTAACCGTCAAGTGATGCAGCGTCAGACGCTAAGACTTGAATAAATGAGTCTGTCTTTTCAAACTTGACGCGATTTAAAGTGCTGTGTAAGTGTCTGCCTTTCTTATCCATTCTCTTTGATACGTTCTTGCACATATCAAATAATATGTGCGCTTGCTGTCTGCTATTAGCAACAATGTCAATCTCTGCTGCTGACTCTTTTTCACCGATTAGAGCGTACAGACTTAACGCTGCAACAAACATTGACTTTCCTTGCTTTCGTGCGCAATCTAATATAACGTGCTTGATGACTCGCTCTGAGTCATCGTCAACGTAATAAAAGCCGTACACGTAATAGATAATGAATTTCTGCCACTCTGATAGTACAAAGTTCTTTCCCGCCCATTTGCCTTGAAAGTGTTCTAACTTCTCAACGAAATCAATGACTTTCTACGCACGTTGCGGATAAAAACAAATATCAGTGCGGTGCATCCAACTCAGATAGCGGCTGCACACGTCTTTGACGTACTGACAAGCAATCTGTTTGCCGCTCGTCACGTCCTCTGCATACTTGAAATATTTGCTTATATCGTCTGTCATCAATCAGAAAGAAAGTTGTCTGTAAACTCGTCTGAGTCTGTTGTCGGTACAGTCTTAATCATTGCTTTTGCTCGCGGAGACAAGCCAAACTCTGCAATCACTTTTTTCATTGCGTTGACACAGTCAAGCATAACAGTGATATAAATTGATTTGCAGACTGTCTTACCGTTGTTTGTGACAGATGCAACCGCGCTGTCTCTCTGAGCGTCTGACGCTTTGAGATAACAACTGTACAAGTCTGCAAGTTGCTGCAATTGCGCCGACCATTCAAGCGGCACTGAGCCGTAATCAGATTTTATACGCTCTTTGACTGCTTCGATGTAGTCCTAAACTCTTTTGTCTGTCATTGTTTATAATATTTCTGTTTGATTTATGTTTGTGAGTGTGGCCTCAGCCGAAAAAGTCCGTGTGAATCGCCAAGGGAATTTGGCGCGAGATGCCGTCTCGTTTTATCGCTCTGAGACCTCGGGGGGGGATTGTCAATCGTCTGCATATTTCCAAACGAAACCGTATGCAGTTTTTCTTTGTCCGTTGCATACGAAAGTTATGTTTGACTGATAGCCGCTGACTGCTTCTGCTGCTTCTTTCATTGAGTCATAAGTTGCAATCAGATTGCCGTCTCTGTCATATTGCTCCACACGCTTCATTTTCGGGTCCCTGCCGCTTTCAAATGTCTTGTGCTTATAACTTACTGTCACGGGTGAAAAATCGTCTTTAAAACGAAAAATAAAGCCTGCTGTCGTTAACTGTGAATGATTGCAGCATCGTAATATATTACACTCGTTTATATTTGTCTTTCTTGCTGCATCTGCAACACTTTCAAACTCTGCAATCAGATTGCCGTCTAAATCATACTGACAGACTGCTTTTGAATTGATACGTTTTTGTGGCTGTACAACCAGAGACAGCGACTTGTCAATATTGCTTGCAGTCAGTGTGTAGTCTGTCAGAGAGTGACGCTTGATTAAACGCTGCTGCTTGCTCTCAATGAAAGACTGCTGACAGTTACTCAATTGCAGCGTGTTATTTGCGTATTCGATATAATTTATATAACCGAGTGCAAGCATATTGTCAAAGTCAATCGAAAGCGAAATCAGTTGTTTGATTGAGTCGTACTTTGTCAAACTCACTGTGTTGACTACTTGACAAGCATCTGTCAGTTTGCCGTCAAGCAAGTCAAGTTCGTCTGCAGGGTGCTCACAGAGATACACAGAGCGCATAAAATTAACGATGTGCTTTGCTACGTTACGACTTACATTGTAACTGTCTGTACTGTCTGAATTGACATATCTGACAATTGAAACGTACATCTTTACTGATTTAATCTGATTTTCGCTGATTGAATTGCCGTTAATGCTAAATTGTGCCATCTGTTTAAATCTCTGAATCTTTCAATATTTATCGAAAAACGATTTGAGCACTGCATCTGTTCGCTCTTTGAGATAACGTCTTTCTGTTTCTGTGAGTGCTGAAAGGTTGCCGTGTATTTGACCGTGATGCAGTTTCGTCAAACTGATAAGATTGTCTGGATTGAGCAACAGAGCAACTTTCTCTGCTTCGTTGCGTCCGTACTCAAAAGGGCTGACTAAGTGGTGAACGTCTTCTGCTGCTTCGACTTTATCAGAAAGCAAAGAGAGTTCGTCAAGTGGGTGCAAACTTCTGTACTCTTGACGCAATGCTTTCCACTGAGCCATTTGATAATAAGACGCTCTTACGTCTGATGTGCTCACAAACGTCTTTATATCATTTGAGCAAGACGGCTTTTGCTGCTTCCGTCTTGCTCTGTTTATCTCTGAAAGTGTCAGTATCTTAGCCATTGTTTAACATCGACAAAGCCGTTAAAGTGTCTGCAATAGAATCGATTGTGCTGTCATTGACGATACGCTGCACATCTGCTGACTACTCTGAGAGTTTGTCAGCGTAAAAACCGATACACTTGTATTTCTGCGAGTGACTGCCAGACAGAATCCTTGAAAGTGTAGGACTGCAAATATTTGTAGTCTTTCTGCATTGATACAGTTCAACAGTGCCGTCATCGTAAACCAGATATAACGCTCTGTCTTTTGCGCGTCCATTATAACGTCTGTGTCTGCAATTGTCTCTGTGACTGAGCCAACGCAAATTTTCAACTCGATTGTCTGCCGTATTGTGATTGATGTGGTCGCACTCAGCGCCGTCGAAATAACTGTCATCTTTGAAAGCCAACAAAACGAGTCTGCCGCGCTATACTGAGACTTTGCGGCCAGAGTCATCTATTAAACGATTGTAGATGTAGCCACTTTTTCCGACTTGATTTCTGAGTTGCTTTAATTTGATTGTGCCGTCTTGTAATTCGCTGACAGTGTACAGTCTGCCGTCTTCATCGACGCGGTAACGACTGAAAAATCTTGGTGTTTGTAATACTTGCATAGTTGTTATTGTGATTTTGATTTTTATATTTATCTGAATATTGATTGATGCAAATTTCTGATGTCATTTCTGATTTCAGAAAGATGCTCGATGACATTGTCAGTTGCTTCGTCAATATGTTCGCTGACTGCTTCGACTACTTCGTCAACTGCTTCGTCAATATGAGCGTGTAACTCTTTATAATCAGAGCGACAATATTTGTCATCTGTCAAGCCGTACTGCTTCATATAACGTCTGGCTGTTGCCGAACTACACCGCCACCACTTCATTATTGCTTCTTTCTTCTCTGTCTGTGTCATACCATCTTTGAAACAACTTGTCAAGTCATCTGCACAAGTAGGTTTGCGCTTCACTTCTTTTAATGTGTACGTCCTCACAGAATCATTATATCTGAAATGATATTGATTTGCAATGTAATCAAATTGCACCATATCCATATCAATGACCTCAGTCAACAGTCTTGCAACGTCAATTGTGTTAACAAGCCACTGCCCGTTATCGTAAACCTTAAACAGACGAAACATAACTGAAAGCAATGTGAAAATGATATGTTCTTTGTACAGACTCTTTACGTCGTACTTTGCAAACGTCATAGCCAGAACGATGTGCGATAACTGTCTGTAACTCTCAAATGTGTACTTTTGAAAATAAGTCTCGCCAACTACAAATTTCTTATGCGTGGCTTGCTCGATTATATCTCCGAGTTTAATTGATTTGACTGATGTAACAAAGAAAGTGGACGTTTGATTAAAGCCGTTGTGTACAGTCAGCGGGTAATCTTTAGCAAGCCATTTGCCAACTTTATACATTAACGAATCGTCACCGCGCCAATAATCATTAAATATTTGCTCTGGCGATGTCGCGGTACAAGCGTTAAAAAAGTCATTGATAATCTCTCGAATCTGTTTCGAGGTCGATTCGGTCAAGCCGTTCTTTTCGGCTGATATTAAATTTCGAATATTCATTTTTTAAAATTTTAATTTGCGTTACTTTATATATATATCGCGGTTTTCATAAAAAGTTTTTCAAAGCAGAAAAAAAAGTGAGTGTGAAACAATCGTCACACTCACATAACGCTTTTTTTTCAAAATGAACTATTCAAAATACTCTATATTTATTTATCTGAGTTCGGAAAAAAAGTTGGTAAATCATACTTGAATATTTCATTTGAAATGTGCTCAAAAATGTGCTCAAAAATGTGCTCAAAAATGTGCTCAGGAAAAATACAATATATAGTAATTAACTTTTATAGCCGCCGCCCAATCAAGGCGCGGCTAATAAAAGTCTGGCAGTCGCTTCGGCTTTGCCCGATGTGGCTTTTTGCCACCATCGGTGCCGACGCTCCTTTACTTATCCTCTTGTCATCTTTTCCGCTCAACTGCTCAACTGTTCAACTGCACACATCGTTTGTTTCAAATTAAAAAGCCTGACTTGTTTCACAACAAATCAGACTCAACAAATAGATATTCATTTCAAAAATGCAAGTATAATTCACTCTTTATTTATCTGTCATTTCAACTGTTTAAAAACTAAAATAGTCTGACTTTGTTTCACAACAAATCAGACTTAAAAAATTAAATTTCCAACACGTTTAAAAATGACTTCACTGTATTTATCTCTGTCTTTCTAAAAAATGAGTGACTTGAAATTTCAAATCACTCATCAAAAAAACTAATTTTTCGAAAATTCCAATTTTATATACTGATAATCTATTTATCACAGTTTCAAACAGACTTAATAATTATCGTCTTCTGGGTAATTCCAGAAATTTAACTCACCGTCTTGACTGATTTCAAACCAAGTTGAGCCGTCTTTTGTTCGTGTGTCTTCGGGGACATTGATTTGCAATGTACCATCACTTTTCATTTCGGCGTAAAAGTCACCTTTCGGAGTACCTTTAAAATCAGTGAAATTCATTGTGCCGTTATTTGCAATCTCAATGAAATGCTCTCCCCAGTCGTGGAAAACCAGACGGCCAGGAGTGTTTGCAGTGATATTCTTAATTGCTGTAGGTGTTGACGGTATAAAGCAGACTCGCGGTAACCACAAATCGTCACCGTGTCTGTATGAATTATAAGCCGCTTCACTTTCAAAGCATCTTATGTGATGTCTCATTTCGTAAACTATTCTTTTCTGTATTTATTCAGTTTCAGAAACAGCAAATCTAACGTCTGAGCGGCAAATAAATACAGAAAGATATATCTTATTTTTCAATGAAAACAGTTATACGAGGACTTGATGACATTGTCTATCGCTTGCAGATTGAGCGCGAAGACGGTACAGAGTTTCTTTTGTCAGATTTTGACGATTTTGAAATCTCTGTGTTTACGTCTGACGCTGCAACTTGCTATGTCGTGGAACCAGAATTTATCGACGCTGATGACAATTTAATCAGAATACCATCTGACAGACTTTTGCTTAACAACACTGCTGTACGTGCATATCTGCAAGACGGCATTATAAGACTGCAAGTTTTAACGTCAATTGCAGACTCAAAATTTCCAGACGGTGTTTACACTCAGACAAACATTGTAAACACTTGCTATTTCTTAAAAACCATCTCAGACTAACAAACAATGAACACAAACGAAAAAAACATCTTTGACGATAACGTCTTGCATATTGTTGTACAAGAAACTCCGCAGACTTCTACACTGCAAAGGGTAGTCGATACGCTTGCAGTGCTCGACGCTTCGATTACTGAAATCACTGGCCAACAGATTTCGTCAGTTCGTGAGACAGTTGATGACCTCTCAACACACTTTGAGACTTTCAGCACGTCAGCAACTGAGCACTTTGCAACACTCGACACGTCTGTTTCAGATCTGGACGCGTCAATCAAATCACTGACAGTTGACAGCATTGCAGGACTCACAGACAGCATTTCAGATTTAGAGACAAAGACTGATGACATTTCAACACGTCTTGCTTCGTCTGTGACAGATTTGAGCGAGACACTGACTGCTGAGATTTCAAACGTCAGCACCCGTCTCAGTTCTACATCTGAAAAGTCAAACAAGAATGAGTCAGACATTGCAGACGTTTCAACTCGGCTTTATCATACAGTCAGCGACGTTGAAAACAATGCAGCACGTATTGCAGACGTTTCGCTTTCAACTCAGACAAATACATCTAATATCTCAGACGTAAGCACTCGACTTGCAGCACACTTGATTGACCTTGACAGCACTGTCGCTGACGTGACAGCATTGAAAACGCTGACTGCTGAACACACTGCACGTTTGAACGGACACGACACAAGCATTTCTGGGCTCTCTGCCGCTTTAGAAACTGCAAACAGTAACATTGCAAGCAACTCTGCTGCAATAGAGACACACGGCTTGAAATTGCAGTCTGTAGATGCAAGTATCTCAGACGTTAGCACCAGAACAAAGACAAACGCTGATGCTATCAGTTACAATGCTGCAACAATAGCAAACGTCAGCACTCGTCTTGCTTCGTCTGTTTCTGATTATACTGCACTTAATGCGAAAGTCACTGATGTATCAAACCGCGTCAAGTCAAATGCTGATGCAATATCTGTAAACGCTGCTTATATGTCAGACGTTTCGACTCGTCTTGCAAGTCACGTCAATGATTATACTGCACTTAATGCGAAAGTAACAGATGTGTCAAGCAGAGTCAAGACAAACGCTGATGCTATCTCAGTTAATGCAGCATCAATTTCAGACGTTTCAACCCGTCTTGCTTCACACGTCAATGATTATATGTCACTTAACGCGAAAGTGACAGATGTGTCAAGCCGTGTCAAGACAAACGCTGATGCTATCTCAGTTAATGCAGCATCAATCTCAGACGTTTCAACTCGTCTTGCTTCGTCTGTGTCTGCTTTGAGCGAAAGTCTGACTGCTGAAATCTCAGACGTTAGCACACGTCTTGCAAGTCACGTCAATGATTATACGACACTTAACGCGAAAGTCACTGATGTCAGCACCAGAGTCAAGACAAATACAGAAACAATTTCAAATGTCAGCACTCGTCTTGCTTCGACTATCTCAAGTCTTTCTGACGTTAGCACCAGAACAAAGACAAACGCTGACGCTATCTCTGCAAATACTGCATCAATCTCAGACGTTAGCACTCGTCTTGCAAGTCATATTGCAGACTACGTCAATATTGACGCTGATGTGACAGCGTTGAAGACGCTGACGGCTGCACAAACGACACGTCTGAACGGCCACGACACAAGTATCACGTCACTTTCTGACGGCTTGCTGTCTGCAAATGCAAGTATCTCTGCACTGCGAAACGACTTGTCTGTCACAGACAATAAAATCGTCATCTATGACACGTCTTTACGTTCTGACGTTAGCACGCTTGAAAGCAATCTGACAGCACATCTTAACGACTATGATACATCTGTCAGAAATCATTTCGTCAATCTCGACGCGTCTGTTTCTTATCTGCACACAGAAAGAAATCGTCTTGACGCTTCTATCGTCAGTCTGACAAACTACATCGATACGACTGTCACAGACATTTTGATGACTGATAGGGCGCGTATTAACTCGATTGAGAGTCTTGCAATAGATACGTCTGTATATGTACACGACACGCTGACAGCATACGACCAGAGACTTAACAGTTCGCTCAATCAGATTAACAGCCGCTTAGACAGTTCTTTGAATCAGTTCAACAATACACAACAGTCACTTATCAGCAACTGGGACGAGAGAGACATTGTCATTGCACGCGCTCTGGCTCAACACGACGCAAGTATCTTAAATCTGATTGCACGCGTCACCGCACTTGAAAATGCTTAATCTGTTTGAAAGATGTCAAACCCGTTTAACGACGCAAATATAAGAAAGACGCTGTCTGTTGTGAGTCTGCTTGCAGCAATAGTCATTGCTATCATTGCAGTGTTTACACCGCCAATGGCAGTGATAGACGCGTCTATATTATATCTGACAAGTCAGTTTCTTGTCTTCATTGCAGGACTGCTCGGTATTAACTTTGAAATCGATTTCTCACGTCACAGATGGAGTGTTAAACAAAAGTTTGTTGAAACTGACAAAGAGAGTGACAAACCAAATAATTAAAGATAAATAATAAGAGACTGCATTTGTGATGGTTTGTTATTTGGTTTGGTTTCAATTGATTTGATTTTGCAGTCTCGTACATCTATATAAAAAGCGTCAGAGTTTTGCAATTTCTCTGACGCTCCATTTTTTTATTCTTAAACAATTTGATTTATTGCCTCTCTCCACATCTTCATTATTATAGTCTGCTGCTGTCGTTTCTGCTGCTTCTGCTGAATTGGCTGACGCTTTATATTAACATCATAATCAATATTAAATCTTTCGTCACCACTCAAATCTATTGCCTTGCCGTTAAGAACACCGTACAGTTTTCTTGTGCTGCCCCAACCGTCTGCGAAATACGTTAGACTGTCACTGCTGTTTCTGCGAAAAATCGTCCACACAGTCTTAGTCCTAGTCTCTGTCTTTACTTCTACGCGGTCAACTAATTTGTGTATTACCTCGTACATTTCTTTATGAGTCAATGCGTCAAAGTCATCAAACTCGTCTGCCCACGTCTTTTGCTTTGAATGGTCTGACAATTGATATTTCAAATCTCTGACTCTGCTTTCAAGTTGCTCTTTTTCGATTGCTAATTGCTTCTGCTCTTTTTCAATCGACTTGATTTGCTTGTTATACTCGTTATCGTCAATCAGCATATTAGTATAGTTAATTGCTGTGCGCTTTTTGCGCTGTGACAGTTTCTCAATCTTTTCTGCATTAAATGACAGACTCTTTTCTGTTGCTTCGACTTGCTGTTTGATTTCCTCAGTACGGTCAACTGTTTCTTTCTGCTTTTCGTCAAGCCACCAACCTGCAACAGTCTCGACAAGTGTACAATCAAGCATCTTTCTATTGATGTGAGTTTTATTTTCGCAATAGAAATTAGAGTTTTTATATTCTTTCTTGTGCGCTGCGCACTCATACATTTGACTAACGAGTCTGAAATTATGCCCGCACTCTGAGCATTTTATAAGTCGCTCACCAAATGCCATTCTACGCTCTTTTGCGCCGTTACGATTGTCTGAAAGTATCTGCTGGCACTCGTCAAACAGTTCTGCGCCAACGATTGCTCTGTACTTTTCTTGCTTGATAAATTTGTTCAAACGACCAGCCGCAAAGAATTTACCACGACGGCAAACATTATTATCACGTAAGTATTGCGCAATTGCTTCAACACCAACACTTGACTTGCTCTTATTGTCTCTGTACATTTCAAATGCAGTTTTGATGACTGCTGCTTCTGACTCATTGACGATTATTTTTTTGTTTGCATCTTTTGTGAAACCATACATAATAGTACCACCGATGAACTTCCCTTGCTCTTTAGCGTGTTTCTTTCCGTTCTTAAATCGCTCACACTTGATTTTCATTTCTTGTGCTGCAAGTACACCCATCAAATATATCATCATCTGAGCACCGAATGAGACAGAGCCGTCGCGCTCGAATAGTCTGACATTCGGAGTGTCACAAACTAACTGAATGTGACTGTCAGTAAGCCACTGCACTACAGACGAAATAACGTCCATACGTCTGCCAAGACGCGAAATCTCAAAGACATAGACTGCATTGATTGTGCTGTCTGCTGAAATTGCTGACTGCAACTGCTTCAAGCCCTCGCGCTCGTCTTCTGCTAACTTGATTGCACTTTCTTTGTTGCTGATGACTACTAAATTACTTTTTGAGTAACCATCTGCAAGTGCTACTGCTGTCATTCTGTTGACTTGCTCTGTGTAGTCTTGGGCCTCAGTGCTGACACGTGCGAAAATAATCGCTTTCTTGTTTTCGTTGTTCGTCTTCATAACTTTGTACTTTTTGAAATTATACTTTAAACAGAAAATTTGTCTCTCGTTCGGGACGTTAAAGATTGTTAAGCATCTTTTTCGTGTCCCTCACGCTACAAAGTTACGACTAAAACTATATTAAGAATTACGTAATAACAATGGATGGTTACTTTCGCCTTGGTATGGTTAATCAGCATAAAGACCTTTTGAAGCCAGGCGATTCTTGTTTAGGTGGTGGCTACTATCATTTCGATTATACATCGAACAGAATCGTTCTTGACCGTTCATCCTATGACTTCGGCAAACCCAAATGGCATCTGTTGGAAGTCCTGAAAGTTCCATCTGTTTATCGTGGTCTGCGGCTGGTTTATATCTATGATGATCGCGAGTTTGATGTCAGTCAGGAACTTCAAATTGAATACTATGATGACTGACTACAATTCCATAAATTAGGGAGTTGTGGTATGATACGGCATAAAAGTCTCCGTCCCTCTCTCTACAGAGAAATTAAGAAACCCGCTGATTTTCAGCGGGTTATTTTTTTGTAGAGCTACTCACAAAAATTCTAATTTTGGGGATAACAAGGGAAATTCTGCTAGAAATGAGCAATTTGTTCTCATTTCATAACATAGCTTAGTAAATCGGATGTTTCTTAGTGGAGCTTAATCATGTCAGCCCAAGGGGGCGTGGGATTCTTGTTCTTGAAATCGTGCTCCCCTCATTGAGTGCAGTGACGATAAAGGTCCTTCGTGTTTAAAGTGAGATCGACCATGTCCTTGCCCAAACCTTTTACTCCGGATTGTTCCTGGATGTATTCGTTGAATAAAAGGTAGATTCAGCAAAAGTTAAAGTTACTCAATAATCGTGGTAATTTATCAGAAATGACTATTTTTGCAACAAAGTTTAATAATACAGTATAGATAAAACGGAATTTAACTTATATGACAGAATTTGAAAAGATGCGCCGTGAAGAGTTCTATGACTTCACAAGCGAGGAATGTTTGGCGAGTTACTATAGGGCAAAGCATATATGCGCAAAACTGCAGACCATGACCACCGAGGATGAAGACTACAGAAAGACGATAGAAGATCTGATTCCCGGTATTCCAGAGTCATCCACAGTGGCCCCTCCCTTTCATTGCGACCATGGTCATGGCATAAAATTAGGTGAGAACGTGTTCATCAACTACAATGGCACGATGCTCGATGGTGGCATAATCACCATTGGTTCCAACACTCAGGTAGGCCCGAATTGCCAATTCCTGACACCGAACCATCCTGTTGACTACGTTGAACGCCACAAGCCTATAGAACGATGCTCTCCAATAACCATCGGTGAGGACTGCTGGTTAGGAGGCGGTGTTACGGTATGTCCAGGAGTGACCATCGGTGACCGTTGCATCATTGGAGCAGGCAGTGTGGTGGTGAAGGATATCCCTTCTGATTCAATAGCTGTTGGCAATCCTTGCAAGGTTGTCCGAAGGGTAAATACAAATTCATAA